ACCGACAGCAGAGGAACTTGGATGCGATCCTGAGACCGGAGAGGTATTGGAAGAAAAATCTGAACCTCCAAAAGAGAGCACGAAAGTAATCAGCATGAGAGACGCAGTAAACAGTTAGGAGGACGTTATGTACGATAAAAAACCTATGGAATTAGCTGACACCGCAGAAATGATGATGAGTAAGGACTACAAAGAACGCTTTAGAGCGGAGTATTGTCAGGTTGTTATTCGTTATCAGAAGTTAAAGGCAATGCTTGAAAAGTGGGACAACGGAGAACTCAATTTTACCCCTACTTGTCCGAGAAGCACCTACAATATGCAGATTAAAGCCATGACAGACTATATTGCTGTTCTTGAAGCAAGAGCTGTTATGGAGAATGTTGAGCTGCAGGAGGTTTAATCATGGATTTTGGAAAAGCATTAGAAGCCGTTAAAAGCGGCAAGAAGATATTCCGTCTCGGATGGAACGGAAAGGGAATGTTTGTTGTGTACCAGAAAGGCTACCCTGACGGCATCCCTTGTAACTTACAGACAGCCAAAGCATGGGGGATGAATGAGGGAGACTTATTCAAATGTGACCCTTACTTGCAGATTAAAACCGCAGATGGTTCTCATGCGATGTGGGTTCCGTCAATCGGAGATATTCTGGCAGAGGATTGGCAGATTATCCAGTAACAGGAGGAAAATATGTTAAAAGCAGCTATTGAGAAAATTCTTTCTCTCGATGCTCCCCATATTGAGGAAATTGAGGGAAGAACCTATGTAGACAAAGATATGACACAGATCGGCAAGGAGCTCAGAGCGACCAGTATCACAATGAACAATCTGAGTAGCCTTGTGGATTTCATCAAAAAGAGTAAGGCTGATTTCAAGACCGGTCATTACATCGCCCAGGTGGTTTCTCCTACTGAGGTTCGTCTGTTCTCCAGTTTGGATGCAGACCGTCAGAGAGAAACACTGGCAGTTGTCAAAGCAGAGATCCCGGAGTTTTCATTCGGTCAGTTCATCGGAAACGAAGAGTTTGTTATCGGTGTGCAGTCCAAGTTCTTAAACGAGGATGCTGAGGCAAATGATAAGCCGATCATCTTACAGTTTGCCGGAAATGTTAAGGCCGGCACTGTTGCAGAATACGGAGACACCGGAGTAGGACAGAAAGCGGCAATCAAGAAAGGCGTTGCCTCTCTGCAGGAAGTTGAAGTTCCGAGTCCTTGCCGTCTGATGCCGTACAGAACCTTTACAGAGGTTGCACAGCCTATGAGTAACTTCATTTTCAGAGTAAAGGACAATGATCGCCTTGGTGTTACCTGTGCCTTATTTGAGGCAGATGGAGGCGCATGGAAGAATGAGGCGAAAGCCAACATCAAAGCGTATCTCGAAAAAGAACTTGCAGATGTATCAAACATCTTTGTGATTTCTTAAATAATCGTAACCCGTAAATATGTATCTGCAATTATCTCCTAAGATTGGTCTCTGAGGAAAATATGTCACGAAAGCCGCAGAATACACAAACGGTTTACCTCCTTTTAAGAAATTCGATTAGTTAAATGGTATAAACCCCTGACAAGGATCTTTTGTTAAATTACCCAGGAGCCGTCATTCCGGCGGCTCCACCCATAATGAAAGAAAGGAGGACTTAGGGATGCACAAGGTTGTTATCAAAGGAAATTATTACGGCAGAACCAGAACCTTACCAGATCTTAACGATTACTTACATGAGTGTGCAAGGCATCCTCAGATGGGTGCAAAAATGAAAAGAGATTACCAGATGATCGTGTGTAACGCTATCAGAACGCAGTTACCGAGACTTACGATTACAAACCCTATCATCATTCATTACAACTTCTATGAACCGGATAAGCAGCGTGACAAGGGCAATATTTTTTCTTTTGCCGATAAAGTTTTTCAGGATGCTTTGCAGAAATGTGGAGTGATTAAAAACGATGGTTGGAAAGAAATCGACAACTTTACGCATGACTTCTATGTGGATAAGAAAAACCCAAGGGTTGAGATATTCCTTGAAGAGATAGAGAAAGGACCGTTCGATGGCTGAGAAAAAGTATTTTTGGCTCAAAATGCCCCGGAACTTCTTTGAAAAACACTATATCAAGATACTTAGAGCAAAGGATAATGGCGATCTTTTGGTTATGTTCTATATATGGATGATTACAGAGTCAATCGACCATGAGGGCAAACTGCGATTTTCCGAAGATATTCCATATGACGCAGAAATGTTGGCGGAAGCGTCCGGTTTTGCGTTACAGATTGTTACACAAGCGTTACAACAATTTTCAAAATTACAGCTTGTGGTTACGGAAAGTGACGGCACGCTATTTTTACCAAAATCTCTGAAAATGATTGGGTCTGAATCGGCATCCGCACAGAGGGTTAGGGAGTATCGGGAGAGAGAAAAAAACAAGACAAAACCCACTGAGACACCCGAAAACACTGAATGTAACGAACGTGTAACAGAGAGTAACGTTAATGTTCAAAAAGGTAACATAGAGAAAGAGTTAGAGAAAGAGTTAGAGAAAGAAAATAAAAAAGGGGGAAAGAGGGAAACTACCCAATCAATTTTTGAAAGGCTTCTCCCTGAGTACACCATATCTGATGTAATGGCAGATAAACTTCGCGAATGGTTCAAGTATAAGACGGAACGGAAAGACGGATATAAGGAACAGGGCATGAAGTCGTTGTTAAAACAGGTTGCCAATAAGGTCTCTGTCTATGGAGATACTGCCGTATGCAATCTTATTGATGAATGTATGTCGAATGGATGGAAAGGCATTATTTGGGATAAATTGCAATCATCTTCTGCATACAGAAATAGCGGAGATCGCATTGGAAACAGAGTAAAGGATGTGGATGGCTGGTAATGGAAAGAGAAGAATTTAAGATTTTGGTAAAAGCTATGAAAGCGGTCTACGCACAGCCGACATTCATACCAGATAAAGACGCTTTCGATGTGTGGTATGGATTATTACAAGATCTTCCGTATGAGCAGGCAAACTTGGCAATACAAAAGTACATGACAAGTGAACGTTTTCCTCCAACCATCGCAGATATTCGCACTAAAGCAACGGAGATTATTGCTCCGGCGGAAGAAAGCATGAGCGAACTGCAGGCATGGGCGTTGGTACAGAGGGCGTTAAGGAACTCCGGTTACAACTCAGAAGAGGAATTTGCAAAACTGCCGGAGGCGTGCCAAAGAGCTGTTGGAACGGCGGCAAACCTCAAAGAGTGGGCGTTGATGGATTCAGACCAAGTGGCAACCATTGAACAGTCGCACTTTATCAGGAACTATCGGACTTCGGTGCAGCGGATGAAAGAAGAGGCACGTCTGCCGGAGAATGTAAGGATGCTCATAGCCGATATGGGGAAGAAACACGCAGCACTTATGGAAAAAGCAGTAGACCCACAGATAGAAATGCAAAAAATTGAAGTTCCGGAGGAAAAGACCGAACCACCATCCGGCATGTCAAACGAAACCAGAAAGAGACTGGATGAAATGTATGAGAAGTTCGGTGTTAAAAAGTAACGGAGGAAAGGGCAGCGCGCATAAATCCTGGGAACCTCTGAAATGGATTGAGAAAATTATCATACAAAGAGATGAGGGAAAGAGGATTGTGTCCGAAGTGTGGTAAAGAAAACCCAACGCCGGAAAGATCCATGTGTCCTGACTGTGCGGCAAGAAATTCTGAATTACGCAAGCAGAACCGAAAATACCATGAAAGGATTGGGATATGCACTCATTGTGGGAAAAATCCAGCAGAACCTAACAAAAAGCTATGTTATGAGTGCTTGGGTCAATTTCAAGATAGTTATTCGGAAAAAGGGAAAACCGATGAACAGAAAGAGAAAGATCGGCTGAGGAAAAGGCAGTTAAAACAGACACGCATCGAAAACGGACTATGCCCCAGATGCGGAAAACATCAATCACAGAATGGTGGTTTATGCCAGAGATGCAGGGCGTATCTGAAAAATTACAGAGAAAAAAACCGATGCGATTTGTCACGTTCAGAGAGACCGGACTACGGCATTTGCTATATATGTGGCAAAAATCCAACAATGAAAGGGAAAAAGGTGTGCGATAAGTGTTATGAAACACGGCTGAGTACCTTACCGGCAATGTGGGAAAATGCGAATAATGACTACTTCCGGCAGCTTAATTATGCGAGATTTTGCATGATAAAAAATCAAAGAAAGGAGAAAACGAGTGGATCAGATTTCAATGTTTGATTTAATGTACCCAACATTTAAGACTGACAACCCAGTGCGATTGATAGAATTGTTTGCCGGGGTTGGTTCTCAGGCGATGGCACTTCGTAATCTTGGCGTACCGTTTGAACATTACCTTATGTCTGAATGGGAAATGCACGCCACGGCATCATACAAAGCTATTCACATGGCGGACGATGATACGGATTACAGTGCAGAAATGAGTTCTGAGGATGTTATACAGGCACTTACTCAGTTGGGAATATCCGTGGATGGAAAGAAACCTCTCACGGAAGAGCAGATAAGGAGTCATTCATACAGTGACGCATGGCGCAGAGAATGTTACAACAACATAAAAGCCACGCACAACCTTGTCAACATTTGCTCAATGAGGGGGGGTGATCTGGCAATAACGAATACTGACAGATACACCTACCTTATGACGTATTCGTTTCCATAAGACCTTGCCAGGACTTATCACTCGCCGGAAAGATGCGAGGAATGAAAAAAGGATCAGGAACACGTTCCGGGTTACTGTGGGAAGTTGAAAGACTTCTGAATGAGACAGAAAATCTTCCCCAGATACTTCTCATGGAGAATGTGCCACAGGTTATCAGCGCAGACAACATAGACGATTTTCATAGCTGGTGCAGCTTTCTTGAAAGCAAGGGATATAAGTGTTATACGCAGATCCTCAATGCAAAGGATTACGGAGTGGCACAGAACAGAGAGCGTTGTTTCATGGTATCTATTTTGGGAGATTATAATTACAAATTTCCGCAGCCGGTTCCACTGGATAAGACAATGAAAGATTATTTGGAGGACGAGGTAGACGAAAAGTATTACATCAACTCTGAAAAGGCACAGAAACTCATCAAGGACTTACGAGAGAGCGGTCAGTTAGACGGTATCTCAAAAACCGTTAGGGGGGGCAGAGGCTCAGTAGACCGGCATCATTGGGATGCGGTGTTACAGAAGTAGACAGCTCAGATGAACCATGAGCCGGCCATTGATTGTGGCTCATACGGGAACAGGCGGAGAAAGAGGACGTATAATGTCCCCGGATGGCATATCAGTGGCATTGTCGGCAACGGATTATAAAGATCCACCGAAAGTTTTAGTGGAGGAAAAAGTAAATGGCAGACAGAATAATCGTAGTCGGCTCACTGAACCCGGAAAAAGAAGTCCAGGACAGGGTCCGAGTTTTATCGGGGGGGGGTATTTGCCAAGCGATAAGGGCAACAGACTACAAAGATCCTCCGAAAGTGCTTGTGGAATCTACGACCCATACAATAAAGCATTGTACAAAATGATATGTCCTACCCTATTGGCGAGCGACTACAAACATTTGAAATATGTAATTGAGGAACTATGAAATGGCAAATAAGGTACGCTGCATACAACTGGGGAATATCGCCGTAGGAAAGAGCTGGGATAATCCTCAGAGCGGAAGAATTTATTCCGTAGACGGAATTGCCCCGACCTTAAACACTTGTGGGGGGGGGCAATTTGGAACCAAAGATATTAGAAATCAAGGAAAGGAAAGAAGATATTGCAGACCGGGATTAAGAGGTTAGGCAATATTCTCCCCACTTCCACGAGAGAGAACCCAAACCAAGGGCGAGTGTATGATACCGGCGGCATAGCTCCGGCGATTACGAGTGGGGGGGGGTACTGTACCTTGCATAATAACAGAGACGGAGGCGAAAACGTGGTTGAAAGAATCATTGTTGCAAGCAGAGGGCGAAACCCAAGCAATCCATCAGACAGAACCACAGGCGCACCAACGGAACAACGGTTAGAGCCAAACTCAGAGGGGTTGTGCAATACACTTACTTCCGTCCAAAAAGACAACTATGTTTTGGAGATAAGAGTAAATGAGGATTGACTTTGCGATATGCCGTTGCGTCAGAACTGAATACGGCAAAAGGATAAGAAAATTATACGAAAGCCACCAGATTTCAGAAAAAAGAGGCAATATGACTCAACTTGAAGCAAGAACTGATGGCATATCCAACACCCTCACAACTGTTCAAAAAGACAATCTGGTTTTAGAGATAAGGACGGTGGATGATGGATAGAGAGTATGTAGGCATCCGGCAGGCAACACAGAAAGGTTATATCGAATGTGAGATTGGCGGAGTTGCAGATTTCTCATACCCGACAAGTAAATTACGGCGAGGAAGAGTGCAAGGAGGCGGTCATGTATGCCCTACACTTACATCCCAAAGCATGGGGATTTGCCGTATTGAGAAAATTGTTCGGGGGGGGGCAGGACGGTATGCAGCATAGTGACAATCTCGCGGAAAGGAGTACAGAAATGGCAAAAGTAGGGCAGATTTCCAACGAGGGAAGTCAATGCGGATCTGTTTATTCTGATGATGGCAATTCTCCAACGTTGACCGCCGGAACGCATGGAGATGCGAACTCAAAGGTTTGCACAGAGTACCGCATAAGAAAGCTCACTCCAAAAGAGTGCTGGCGGCTGATGGATTTCTCAGATGCAGATTTCCATAAGGCGGAGAAAGTAAATAGTATAACGAATATTAAATAATTGCTATATTAAATTGATACTGCTTCCTCTTCACTGATTTCATCCATTTTATACTTCCAGTGATAAACCACGGGTTCACGGTTCAC